GTATTGAAATAGTATGGGTAAAAAATTTTAGTCCATTCAATATTTTCAAAGATCATTTTTATTGCAGTTGGGGTCATTCTCCAATAATCTTGTGGGTGTTCGTGGAATCTCCAAATAAAGGGAACAGAAAAATAAATTTGAGCATCTTTGGCCATTGACATTTCTATATTTTTAGCTGCAAGCCAAGGTTTATTAACATGTTCAAAAGTGTCTACACAGATGACAGTATTAAAATGTTCTAGTTTAACATAATTTTGAGCAATGTCTAAAATACAGTCTACTCCTGGTCCCTGTCTTATGTCTATTCCTACATATTCTCCTTTAAGTATTTTTCTTTTATCTATTTTGTTGGGTGTTATATAACTGCCCACATCTAAAAATGGGGGTTTAAAAACTGTGTCTAATTCTTTAAATCCTGTAAGGCAGGGGTCGTCTCTATAGTATTTTTTTTGCACGGCATTCTTTAAGTTCTGTTAGATATTTATCTAATGCTTCCCAAAGTGGATCTGTTTCATTTGAGCCTAAATCAAGTAGGTGTTGTCTGATTATCATGTGATATTTCAGGTCTTCTACTTCCATCTCTTTTGAAATCGAAGGACGTTTAATGTTCTCTGCTGGATGGAAATCGGCGTTAATATGATCAATTGGGGGTGAAGGTTTCTTCTTAGTTTTCCAAAAGAACTTCATCTAAATTTCTCCTTGGCCACAAGTCCAATAGACTATCTGGATTTGCGTTGATTATTTCTACACCAAGTTCATTTACTTTTGGAACTAGACTTGAAAAATAAGGCAGCATCTTCTTTGAGAATGTCTCAGGAGTGTGTTTTATTTTCTGACCGCGTTCGTCAAAGTGCCCTTCGTGCCAGTGCGATCTATTATTGGTGTCAAATTTAAAATCATAACCTAATAAAATGATTTTTTTTGCTCCAAGTTTAATTGAAAGAGAGAGAGCGGCGAATCCGCTATTATTACCGTCTTTGAGGTATTTGGTTTCTTCATCATATCCCCCATGTCCTGAGAAACTATAGATATAGATATTCTCAGGATATTGTATACTTTGGAACTTCGTTATTCCAGTCACTTTAAATGGCGCTGCATGTGCATCAATTTGCTCTTTGTGCATCTTATAAAATCTTGCATCGCTCCACCATAGTATGTAAGCATTGGGAAGTTTAAAAATCGATTTATTGATTGCGATGCATGTTTTATCGTTTAGGCGTGAAAAATCGAACCCTCGTAGGCTAGGCCCCCCGGCAACTATATATGTTATTGAAACCTCTGCCAGCAAGTTAGCTGGCAGAGGTTTCAATAGATTATCAATTTTCAAAGTTTAAGGATTTTAGGGATTGTTATAGAACCATCTTTGTTTTGGAAATTTTCAAGAATTGCTACGACTGTTCTACCTACAGCAAGGCCAGATCCATTAAGCGTGTGGACAAATTCCAATTTAGTCTGTCCTCGAAAACGTATATTTGCCCGCCTTGCTTGAAAATCGGTACAATTTGAGCAGGAGCTTATTTCACGATAGGTATTTTGACTTGGTATCCAAACTTCTATGTCATATGTTTTAGCGGCTGCAAATCCTGTTTCTTCAGCGCACAGCGTTATTACTCGATAGGGAATTTTCAAATATTTTAATACGGTTTCCGCATGGGATACAATAATTTCTAGGGCGCTATAAGAATCTTCTGGTTTAGTAAATTGCACCAATTCAACTTTATTGAATTGGTGTTGTCTGAGAATACCTTTAGTATCTTTTCCATACGACCCTGCTTCTTTGCGAAAACAAGAAGTGTGTGCAACATAACGAATTGGAAGTTTAATAATTTCATCTGCATGAATATTTACAAGGGGCACCTCTGCCGTTGGAATGAGCCACAAATCGGAATCTTCTATTTTAAAAAGATCTTCGTTAAATTTTGGAAGCTGTCCTGTCCCACGCATGGTTTTTGAATTAACCATTTGTGGAAGTAACATTTCAATATACCCATGCTCAGAAGTATGTATATCGAGCATGAAGTTAATCAGTGCCCGTTCAAGTTGTGCTGTAGTACCCTGAGATACACTAAATCTCGATCCTGATAATTTTGATGCAGCTGGGAAATTAAAATCCCCTAATTGAGTATGATCTTTAGGCGGAAAATTAAATTCTGGTATATTACCCCAAGTACGTTCTACTCTATTTTTTTGTGGCACTGAATCGTGGAGAATATTAGGGATCTTTAGTTTTGTTTGTAAAAATGCTTCTTCAATTGGTTTAAGAAGAACCTTAAAATGCCTTTGTTCTACAGAACCTTTTTGAGAGCGTTCTATTTTATAGCGTAATTCTTTACATGCTGTATCTTCTTTAAGAAAATTTTCGATAGACAAAAGGGGGCTTTGACGAGAATTAAGATTCTCTTGTATTTTTTCAGGAAATTCTTTAATGAATTTCATATCGAGCATGAGTTATCTGTCTTTAATCACGTTAAACACCCAGGCTAATAGTGGGCGTTTGTTTTCATCCTGTCCAAGAGATATGGGAGCGGAAGTTGCTCCTAAGACATTTACATATGCCGAAGGAAATACAGTATCTTCATTGTGGATTAGATTAAAGGCGTCTTGGATTTTTGTTCGTGCTGTGTCGTATTCATATGGTTTGCCGCGAACGATTATTTGAAACGATGGAAAGTCTATTTTCCAATTGGATTCGGGTTGATCTCCAGGAAGTTCCATGATTGCAATTGCTTGATCTTGGCTATCTGGCATATGTCCTAGGTGGATTGCCCACTCTTCTGCGCTGGATGTGTCTGTTACGCCAATACCACCAGTAATCAAAGTTGCTTTAACGTCGTCTAGTAGTGCCATATTAACTGAAACTCACGTCTATGTCTTCGGGGGCAAAAAAGCGCTGTAAATACTCTAAAATTAAATCGTTTCTCCCCATGTCTGGTTCTCCTGGTTTAAGAGAAATTTTTCCACTTATTCCGAAACCGTTTTCATTGGGATAAATATCTATTAAATAATCTTCTGAAATTGGAGAGTAATTATCCATCCATTCTATTAACTTAGTTTCACTAAATTTCTCTTTTTGAACCTCTTCTTGTTTTTTTACAAATTGAAAACAATATTCATGCGCTTCGGGTGCGGGCCACATAGCGTGTATCTCAAGAGTTTCACCAACTAATGAAGTATAGGGCATTGGGGCGTTTACTCTACACTCCCCTATATTGGGATTTTCTTCTGACTGGTCCCAAAATTGGCATTTGTCACAGCGCTTTTCATTATCTAACACTTATCCCCCTACTTCCTATCCGTTTACGTATGCCGGATTCTACCCGTTTTGACATGCCCTGTTTGAAACTTTTAAACCCTGTAAACGGATTTGTAAGATATTTGTGCCTTGTTCCAGGAGTTGTGTATGCTCTGGCTTCTGTCTCATGTCTCACTAAAGCATAGTCTACGCCTTGCCCGCCATATATTACAAATACGCTTGAAGTGGAACTTTTTCGGACCGGCCCTTGAACATGTCCGGTGCCTTGTAAGGCACCTGTTTTAAAAGGCACAACGGATTGTGAAGCAGAGAATATTTCTTGCGCTTCCCGTAGAATTTCTCGTTCTCCAGCTTTTTGTACGCTTTTAGCAAACTTGTTGAGAGTTTGCCGGATAGATCTACCGGATCTTGTAGTTATTCTAACAGATAGGGACATTTATTTAAAATGAATCTTTACGTGGTGTGTGCCATTTTCATCTGGCACATGATCGATTCTTAAAGGATATAGACGGGTAAGAACACTAGGGGAAACCGTGGTATCTTGGTCAAATTCAATTTTATCTTTAATATCAATTTTCGCAGTAGTTTGAAGCCATATCTCTCCACTGGCAATAATGGTATCGCCACTTTGACTAACCACTAAATGAGGGCTGAAAAAAATACGGGCGGTATAGCTTGTTATTGTGCCTTCAGATGGTTTACCATAGTCATTATACGTGCCATCAAAATCAGTGACAATTACGGTATGGGGCATCATATCTTTGAAATCTGAGATTGTCATCTGTTATAATTATAGCACGTTATGTCTAAACCAGCAAAAACACGCGAAGAATTAGAGGCCGATGGTATTTTTCTTGATGGTAAAATAGTGCCTAAATGGTTTATAGAACAATCTGATGCAGCTTCAATAAAGACCTATCTTTTACGTTTTATTCTTAGGGCAAAAAAGGCCAGAGAACCTGCTTATATACATGATTTTGATTATTATCTTACTGCCCTTGAACACGAAGAAAAATCTCCTGAGTGGATTGGAGCTAGAATGGAAGCAGATGCACGATTAAAAGATAATCGTGCGGCAGTAGCGCATAAGCATAAAATTATGGGCAAAATACAATCGGAATTATGGTTTCGTGGAGTACGTATGGGTGGACGAGATTCAGTGAAAGATCCATCAGAACTTGTTGTTCCTCCAACTTTACAAGATATAGATGAAATTGAAAATTTTTTAACGTGTCCAATTACAAAACAGGCTCAAAAACAACTTGAATTATGGAGAATTTTACGAGCATGAAAATAATTGTAGCCCTGTGCATTATTGGATTAAGCGGTTGTGCGTCTGTAACTAAAACCGTTACTGGTCCGGGTGGATATAAATATCAAGAAAGTATTACCGCATTTGGCGGGGGTAGTATTGAAAAGGCCACACAAACTTTTGGTGGTACACTAAAGGTATATAATGTCGATGGTACGCCCCAAGTGGAAGTAGCTCTCGATTCTGCTCAGAAAGGTGAGGGCTTAACAAGCGATCCAGCCGTGTTGAAACAATTGGTAATGCTCATGGGACAGATCATGGCTAATACGCCATAAAAAATGTGCCTCTCCAATCAATGAGGGGGAGCACCGATTGGGGGCACCAACACGCTCTAAAATCAGAGCGTGGAAAAACTATTGCCTATATGCTATACAGCCTTCACATACTGTTCCTTTAACATTTTTCTCTAAGTGTGCTTTTCGTAAGTCTTGGAATTTTTGAGAGTTCCACGCTTCCATGAACGATATCTCTTTCAAGTCCCCCATGATCCAGTCTCCCGAGGCGTCAAAACAACAGGCGCTCAAACACCCATCAGACCTGACATGGCCCTCGGTCATAATTGTCCAACAGGGTAAGGGGTCTCTAAGCGCC